GACGCTGGGCCAGGAGTCCGTCGGATGGGTCGACCTCGGTCGCGTGGCCGATGCTGTGCGCGACGACGCGCGCACATTCGACTGCCCCGTCCTTATCGGCTCGAGCGACCTGCCGCGCGAGCCCGAAGAGAGCCGACCGAAGGGAGAGACACTCCATTGACCGACGCCGTTCTCAGTCCTGACCACTACCGCCATGGCGAGATCGAGGCGATCGACGCGATTCGCTCCGCGCTCGGTCCCGAGGGCTTCGCCGCGTACTGCCGCGGGCAGGTGATCAAATATCTATGGCGGTGCGAGCACAAGTCCGCGCGAGCCGACGACATCGGCAAGGCGCAGTTCTACCTCGCCATGCTCGCCGGAGACGACCCGCGCGTTATGCGATCGCGCGATTCTGGTGCATAATTCCCGCATGGAGAACGAACAGCGACGACACGTCGAGAGGACGTACTTCGTCGGCAACCTAGCCTGGGCGGTCGACGAGGCCGCGTTGCGCGCGGCATTCGAGGAGAAGGGCCACCGCACGTCGCTCGTGAAGATCAGCCGCGAGGCCGACGGCGAGCGTTCGCGCGGCTTCGGCTTCGTCCGCGTCCTGACCGACGACGCCGAAGCGGTCATAACGTCGATGTACGGTTTCGAGATCGAGGGCCGGGCAATACGGGTCGACTACTCCACGAGCTCACGCACGCGCGAGGAGGAGACGACCACGACGACCGACGTGCCGAGATCCTGGGGCGCGCGGTCCTGGACCCGTTGACGTTGCGTTAGTTGACGCCGGAAATTGAAGTATTACGGGGAGCCCATGCGAACCTGCAAAGATCATCCGACTGAGGAATCCCGGCCGTGCTCGACGTGCGGCGCCGACACCCCGGCGCACTACGAGTGCCCGGTCTGCCGGCAGCTAGTCACGGAGGATCGGTGATGCACATTGCCGCAGAGATTGCGCCTCTCGTAATGCACTTGATCGAGCAAGTCGACTCGACGCAGATCCTCGACGTAGCCGCCGGCTATGTGGTCGTCGGCGGGCTCGCGCTGTGGCCGAGCGGTAGCGTCTCGATCCTGACCGACGACGGTCCGGGGCCTCTGGTCCCGCTCTCGACGGAGGAGCGGGAGGAGCTATCCTCGGCCGTGCGCGCGGCGATCCGGCGCGAGTTCGAGCGGCGGATAAGGGCCGAGGAGGCGTCGTGCGCCGCGTAGAGTTCCGGCAGGAGACCGCGATCTGGTCGCTAGCCGGCGCGCTGGCGATCCTCGCCGCGGTCGTGCTCGCCTCGATCGACGCTGGCCTGATCGCGCTGGCGTGGCGGCTTACTGCGCCAGCCGACTTCGGCCCTGCGCCGGCCTTCCCGGTCCTGGTCGTCGGCCTGCTCGCCGCGCGGGCCGTCCTGGTCCAGTACGAGCAGCGCCCGCTCGACCTCCTGAGCCTGACTCTCGAGAAGGGCGCTTGGCTCCTCTTGCTCTGGGCCGGCGGGAGTCTGGTCTGATGCGCGGGCCGAGGGACCGGATCGACCGGCAGACCCGCCAGGACCGATTCCTGCGGATCGTCGGCGCGGAGCCGGGCGACGAGATCGAGATCGACCTCGCCTGCGTGCTGGCCGTCGCGTCGGTCGGCGCCGCAGACGACCTCGACGGAGCGCCGACGCGCAACCTGAGCCTATATCTCTCGACGGGCCGGACGGTCGACACGCGCGCGACCGCTGCCGACGTGGCCGAGATCCTCGCGACCTGGCGGACACAGCGGCGAGGCGGGCCGAGGTAGGCGGGACACGATTTTGTAGATCGCCGGGTCTGCGCTAGATCTTTATCGACGCCGGAAATAGAACCGGCAGCAGAGAGGTGGGGAGGAGTCGGATGGATGGGTCGCCAGGTAAAGGACACCTGCCCGGAGACGGGCAAGCTCGGCTTCAGGAATCAGCGCGCCGCGAAGACGGCGGCAGCCTGGGCGCGAAAGGATCGAGGCGTCATCCTGAGCGCGTACTCGTGCCCGGCGTGCCACCTTTGGCACCTGACCAGCCAGCGCAGGCGCCCGACGAACTTGCCCTACTCCGAGAGGTCGCCGACACCGCGGCCGAACTTTTGAACGTCCTCGAGGACGGCGCGAACGAGGTCGAGCGACTCCCGTTCGAGGAGGCCGCGCTCGAGGCATTGGACGCCTGGCGGGACGCCTGCCGGGCCTGACGCAAGGGAGCATAGACCATGAAGCTGAAGGCACAGACGAAGGATCTCACCGCCGCCGTGGCACGCGCATCCGGCCCGCTCACGACCCGGCACACGATGCCGATCCTCGGCGCCGCGCGCCTAAACGCAATCGAGGGCCGGGTCGTGGTCGAGACGACCGACCTCGAGCAGAGCGCCGCGTGCTCGGCGCCGGCCGAGGTGAAGACGGAGGGCGTAGCGGCAATTCCAGCAAAGCGCCTCCTCGAGGTGCTGCGCGCGACGCGGCAGGACGAGGTGGAGATCGAGGTCGCCGCGGGCACGGCGACGATCAAGAGCGGTCGCGGGCGCGTCAAGCTCCTGGGCTTCGATCCGGCCGACTTCCCGTCCATCCCGGTGGCCGAATCCGACCCGATCGAGGTCGACATCTACAGACTTCGCAACGCCATCGACCGGACGCTGTTCGCGGCGTCGACCGACGACACGCGAGCGCACCTCTGCACGCTGCTGCTCGAGGAGTCGGGCGGCTTCCTGCGCTTGGTCTCGACCGACGGGCACCGGCTCTCGGTCACGGAGACCGAGATCGAAGCGCCGGCCGGGCTCCGGGCGCTGGCTCCGGCATCTTGGGTGCGGAACTTCCGGCGGGCTCTCGAGTGGGCGACCACGCCGGCAGCACTCCGGGTCGACCGGGCACGGATCGAGATCACGCTGGGCGACTACCGCTCGGCGACCCGGCTCGTCGACGCCGAGTTTCCGGCGTGGGAAGCCGTGCTGCCGGCGAAGCCCGGGCCGGAGGTCGCCGTGCTCGCCGACGATCTCGCTGACGCCGTAAAGCGCATCAGCGTCGTCGCGTCACAGGCCAACCACGGCGTGCGCCTGACGCTCGGCGAGACCGTGCGGATCGCAGCGTCGAGCGTCGAGGCCGGCGAGGCGGTCGACGAGGTCGACATCGTGCGAGGCAAGGTAAAGCGCGAGACCGAGGTCGGCGTGTCGATTCGCTACCTCGGCGAGCTCCTGCGCGCGACGGCAGGCGAGACGGTCGTGCTTCGGGTCTCGACGCCCGAGCAACCGATCCTCGTCCAGGTCGACGGCGCGGATCACTGGCGGCACGCCCTCATGCCGATGAGGGTCTGAGCGTGGACTACTTCGAGTTTCTAGAGCAGAAGACGACGAAGGTCGCGCAATGCGGATTCGAGGTCGATCCGGCCGATCTCTGCGAGGCGCTGTTTCCGCATCAAGTCGACGCCGTGCGATTCCTCCTGCGAGTCGGCCGTGGCTCGGCGTTCCTCGATACCGGACTAGGCAAGACCCTCGTGCAGCTAGAGTGGGCGCGGCAGGTCTCTCGTTTCGCCGCTGGTCGCGTGCTGATCCTGTCGCCGCTGGCCGTCGCGAAGCAGACCGAGGCCGAGGCGAGAAGATTCGGGATTGATGGCGTCGAGGCGACGCGCGACCCGATGGCCTCGACCGCGCCGATCGTGGTGACGAACTACGAGCGGCTGCACCAGGTCGATCCTGAGATGTTCGTCGGAGTCGTTCTCGACGAGTCGTCGATCCTCAAGAGCTTCATGGGCAAGACGAAGCGCTCGCTGGTCGATGCGTTCGAGTCGACGGAGTTCCGGCTCTGCTGCACGGCCACGCCGGCGCCGAACGATCACATCGAGCTCGGCAATCATTCGGAGTTTTTGGGTGTGATGCCCGGTTACGAGATGCTCAGTCGTTTCTTCGTCAACGACACGATGGACATGGGCAAATGGAGACTCAAGCGTCACGCGGTCGTCCCATTCTGGGATTGGGTCTGCTCCTGGGCGATATGTGTCTCGAAGCCCGAGGACCTCGGGCACGACGGCAGTCTCTACGACCTGCCCGAACTGCACCTCGAGCGCCACGTCGTCGATGTCGAGTCGGTGAGCGATCGTGGCGATAAGCTGTTTCGCATTCCTGATATGTCGGCGACCGCGATGCACCGAGAGCGCCGGATCTCGGCGCCGGCTCGTGCGGCCGAGGTGGCGCGAATCGTTGACGCGGAGCCTGACGAGTCGTGGCTGATCTGGGTCGATACGGACTACGAGGCCGACGAACTACGTCGCGCGATTCCCTACGCAAGCGAGGTGCGCGGAGGCGACCGGCCAGACGTGAAAGAGGAGCGCTTGCTCGGCTTCTCGTCCGGTGCGATTCGGGTCCTGATCGCAAAGCCGAAGATCGCAGGCTTCGGTCTCAACTGGCAGCATTGCGCTCGAGTCGTCTTCTGCGGTCTCGGGTATAGCTACGAGTCGTTCTACCAGGCCGTTCGGCGGACATGGAGATTCGGCCAGACTCGCGAGGTCCAAGTCCATGTCGTGATCGGAGCGAATGAACTCAGCGCGTGGAACATCGTCAGCGCGAAACGTGACGGTCACGACGAGATGCGAAGGCAAATGATCGAAGCGACGCACAGGTCGCATGGTCGTCGGCGCGAAGTCAAGCATCCGTACCACCCGACGCAGCCGACCGCGCTGCCGTCATGGATCAAGGAGGTGAGAGCATGAGCACAAAAGTAATCGACCAGGAGTCGGGCGCCGATTGGTCGCTCTATAACGCGGACTGCGTCGACTTGATGCGCCAGATGCCCGCTTGCTCGGTCGACTTGTCGATCTACTCGCCGCCATTCTCGACGCTCTACGTCTACTCCGAGTCGGTCTGCGACATGGGCAACACCGCTACCGACTCAGAGTTTCTGGAGCAGTACGCATTCGCGGCTCGCGAACTCTACCGAATCACGCGCCCCGGACGCATCGCCGCAGTCCATTGCAAGCAACTCGTCAACTACCAGAATCGTGATGGGCGCAGTGGCTGGCGCGATTTCCGCGGCGACTTGATCCGGGCGCACGAGGCGCAAGGCTGGCAATACCACTCCGAGATCGTGATCTGGAAATGTCCGGTCATCGAGATGCAGAGGACCAAGACGCAACGCCTGCTCTATAAGACCCTGCGCACCGACGCATCGTTGACCGGGATTGGGATGCCGGAGTACCTGCTACTGTTCCGGCGCTGGCCGGAGAACGACGAGGAGCAGGTCGCGCAGATGCCGATCGAGCATCCGGTCGGCGACGAAGGCTCCGAGATCCCGCTGGATGTCTGGCAGCAATGGGCGTCGCCGGTCTGGATGGATATTCGGCAAACAGACGTGCTCAACGTGAAGGAGGCGCGCGGCGATAAGGACGAGAAACACCTATGCCCGCTGCAACTCGATCTCATCAAGCGCGCGATCTATATGTGGTCGAACCGTGGCGAGGTCGTTTTCTCGCCCTTCGCCGGCATCGGATCGGAGGGGGTCGTCTCGCTCGAACTTGGGCGCAAGTTCGTCGGAGCCGAACTCCACTCGAAATACTTTGCCCAGGCGAAACGGAACCTGGCC